TGACGGATTTCCTTGTACATATATTAGAAGGTCAGGAAAGATATTATTACAGCCTACACCTAATCAATCAGGTCTAATAAGACTTAATTATGTAAGGCAGTTACTCCGTTTAAATGTTAGACAAGCTAGGGTAGGTACATGGACTGTAAACCCAGTAGCTAATGCCGAAGGTAAGTTTGAGGTAACTACTTTTTGTGTAAATTTAACAGACGGGAATCAGCCTCTAGATATAGATGCCCTATCAAGTACTGATTATATCTCTATAATTGATAGAAAGGGAGAGCATAAGTTAAATATTGAGGTAGACTCTTTTGATACTACCACAGGCAAATTTAACCTATTCCAACCATTACAGTTTGATACTTTAGAAGAAGCACAGGAAATAAATACTAATGATTTTATTACATCAGGTATATACACTACTACCCATAGCGAATTACCTAATATGTGCGAAAGATATCTTATTGCATACGCAGCATGGAAGATATTTAAGAGAGATAGTTCTACAGATAGTGCAGAACAAAGTGCAGAACTTACATCTATGGAACAAGAAATTATACAGTCTTTTGCAGAAATTGATGACGATATTCATAGAATACCTTTAATAAATACGGATAATTAATGGCAGAAACTTACAATATTTTAAAGCCTATCAGTAATTGGAAGGGCTTGGATTTACGCTCCTCAGATGTAGAGAGAACTAGTGAATATGCTACAGACATACTAAATGCAGAGCATAGAAAAACGGGTGCTATGAACAAGCGTAACGGCTGGAAATATAGTCACGGAGTAGCCGGGGGCTGCGGTACTTTCACATACCTTATACCTGACCCTACTACGGGAGAACTAATAGAGCAATTAGTATATATTGATGAATCAGGCTTAAATATAGTTAAGGCTGGTAGTATTTCTTTAGATTATACAGGGACATTATCTTGTAATGTAGATTTATTTTTAGAGAATGATGGTAATTTCTTTTTCAGAATAAGGGAAGATAATGATGTTAATTTACTAGTTAATTTAGGCAATGATTCAAATATAGCACCTACGGTACAAGATTTAGTAGACGCTATAAATGCTTCTACTGTAAGTATATCTGCTACAATAAATGATCCTAATATAGCTACGGAAGCTGCCTTAAATTTCTTTTTAGTAGATCAATTAAGTGTAAATGTAGGTACTCCAGAAGAGTTAATATTATTATATGCAGAGCCAGCAGTAACTCCTTTACTAAACGATGTAGGTACAGTTACTATAGATTTTTTTGAAGATCTAATAGCAAATAAAAACTCCCCTGCTTATGAAAATCCTACATTCGCTAATATAAATAATGTACTATATATAGCTAGTAGGTATCACGATCTATTGAAATATGATGGGAATAGACTAATTAAAGCAGGACTGCCTACTCCTCTAGATATTACTTTAAATACTAATAACCCTACTGGAGGTAATTTAGATGTAGAATCTAGAGGAAGTGCTTTCTATATTTATGTATATAGATATACAGATGCTCAAGGCAATATAATAACTTCCGATGCTAGCTTACCTTTTGAAGTAGATATAACGTCTGCTACAGATAATAATGTTATTTTAAATATACCTACTGTAGATAGATCTCAAGGATTTGATTCGGAAAATATTATTATAGAAGTATATAGGTCAGTAGGGCAAGAACCTGCAACTTTTTTCTTAGTAAATGAAGTACCTAATATACCTGATGTTGCAACAATACCTTTTGCAGATGCTACCGATGATAGCGAACTAGGTTTTGAATATATATTTCCAATAGAGGCTCACTCATTACCTCCTAGAATGAGCTATATACACGTATATCAAGGACTCCTAGTAGGTACAGGAGATCCAACTAATGTAAATGCAGTATATTACTCAGATATAGATAGTCCCGAGTATTTCCCCAATAATGATAATTCATTTTTAATTGAGTCTCAGATAGGAGACAGGAATACAGGTATATCTTCTTTAGGTAACTCTCTATTTGTATTTAGAAGAGAGTCTATACATCAAGTTCTAGGTAATCTTGCCGATGATAGCTTTTCGGTAGATTATTATGGTAATGCTAGGATCGGTTGTTTAGCACATCATACAATACAAGAAGTAAATGGATTTCTATATTTCCTAGATAGTAAAGGAGTATTTGCTTTAGATCAAAATGGTCAAAGACTAGCAGAAGTCTCAGACGTTATTGATCCTTTATTTACTAGATTTGACGTTACTTTTAACTTTCAAAGGGCAGTAGCTATAAATGATGTAGAAAATGATAAGTATTTATTATTTATGCCTGAAAGTAATTCTAGGACGGACCTATCTGCAACTAGTAACTCCAGGGTATTAGCTTTTGATTATGTTAGAGAAGCATGGCTTATATGGGATAATATAAATGCTATGGGAGGATTTACTAATTTTAATAACACTATCTTTTTTAGTGAACTTAACACTGGAGATAGTAGATTAGCTTACTTTAAAGATACAGGATTTCCATCTGATTATGCCGATCATAACACGGCAATATCATTTAGATATAGTAGCCATTGGGAGCATTTAGGAGAACCTTCTGTTTTTAAGAAGTTTACTAAAGTTAATGTTTTAAGTCTAGATGCTTCTTTAGAAGATTTTGAATCTAATTCTTTTACCTTAGATATGACTACAGAACTAGATTGGGTTACAGGACCTAGATCAATGAGAACTCTAGACTTTGGAGGTCAGCAGTTAGGATGGGGGGATGATCCTTGGGGCGAATTTCCTTGGGGTAATGACAGATTAGACAGATTAACTACTAAATTACGTACTATGAAGTGTAGGTCTTTAAGAGTGGTCTTAGAAAACAATAATTTAAACGAAAATGTGTTAATTACTTTAGTAGAATATGAAGTAGCTACATCATTTAAACCATTTATCAAGTAGTTATGAGATTTAAACTAGAGAATTTATTCGATTTTAGGCAATTAATCAAGCATTTAAGCTCGGGATTATCAAGACTTACGCTCTTAGATCTGTAGATGTTTTTTTATCGAGGTAAATAATGGGAAGTAGAAGAAGAAGTGGTCCTAGTACATCATCTAGATTAGCCGCACAAAAAAGATTATCTGGACAACAAGCCGAGCAAGTTAAATCTGACTTTAATCAAGGTCTTAGTTTCGGTAAAGAGCTTTCAGGAGATGGAAGCTTAGGAAGGCTAGGTACGGACAGTAATATTCAAGGAATTATTGAAGAAAGAAAGAAATTAGCTCAAGGCTTAACTAGTCAAGAAACTGCTGCTCAGAGAGGGCAAGCAATTAATCAGATTAATCAATCTAGTGAATTAGCACGTAGAAGACTAGCATCGGCACAAGCTCGTAACGGAGTTAGAGGGGCTACAGCAGCTAACCAGCAAGGTCAGGTAATTGGTCAGGCTATTGATGCTAGACAGAACTTTGAAAGAAACCTTTTGCTAGGCGATAGACAAGCTAAAATAGACGGATTGAATAGTCTAGAAAGTACTGTAACTGACGTAAATAAATTTGATCTTAGTCAGAGAGCTAACGAAAGATTTGGTCAACAAGCTACGGCATTGGGATTCGCTCAATTAGGTGCTACTGAGAGAGGTAGTTTAGCCCAAGCTAGTGCTGCTAGAGCTGCTTCACAAGGTGGAGGTAAGAAATACCATTATAGATAAACATAAAGTAGATAAGCTATTTTGCTATGTAGATACCTCTAGTAACTCTCCCGAACTTAGCTTATTAGCTATATTAAATTCAGGATATTTAATTACAGGTATAGAAGGTGAAAATATTTTACTAGGTAAGGAAGTCTAATGGACGAAAGAAAGAAAGATAAATCTACAGAAGAACAAGAGAAGAAATTAACTACTAGGCAAATAAAAGCTAGGAACGCTCAAACAGCTAGTGATTTAGCCTCTAGAACGGCTACTCAAGCAAGGTCTAATCAAGCTCCTAGACAATCTTCTAAAAAAGAAACTCCTAAGAAAAAGAAGTCATTGGCTTCTACTTTCGCTGATTTAGCTCCTTTGATTATAGGTGCTGTAACAGGATCTAGTCAAGGTATTAGTGCAGGTGTAAACGCATTAGGAGCTAGAGGAAGTCTTGAAGCTAGACAAGAACAAGCTTTAGCAGCAGCTAGAGAGGCTAAGAAGAAAGCAGCTATAGAGGGGCGAAAAATAGCTGTTAGCGAGAATAATACAGCTATCCAAGCTGGTTTCGCAAGTAATCAGGCAGCTTCGGCACTAGCTAACGATGAACAACAACAATTTGATAATCAGATAAAGACTAGACAGGCTGATAGGCAAGATAAGGTGGCTAATGCCAATATATCTAATGAAGAGGCGAAGATAGCTTTAGGTAATAGGAAGCTAGATCTATCAAGTAAAGGCACTAAAGATTCTAATAAAGAAGGTAAGGATATAAGGAAAAGAACTATACCGGGAGTGGGTGTAGCTCTGACAGAAGATGATGCCAAAAAAGGTAAAGCAGTGGTAGAAAAGGTTAATGAAGCACTTTCTACTATAAAAAATCTTCAAAACTTGAGAAATGATTTCGGATCAGAGGTATTCAATAGAGAAGCAGTAGCTACAGGTAAGTCTAGAGCTACTCAAGTACAGTTGTTAGTAAAAAGTAAGGAATTTGCGGAATTAGGAGTACTAACGGGACCTGATTTAGAATTATTGACAGCTATAATACCCTCAGACCCTTTACAGCTCGACGTTACAGGGGCTACAGAAGCCAAGCTTAAGGAAGCTGAGGCTTTTTTGACAGGTAAAGCCAATGCCTTTTTTGAAGCTAGAGGTCTTAAA